CTCGCATGGAACACATGTGCCAAGATCGGCGACACCGAAGTAGTCTTGTTCACGCTGGCTAATGGCAGCACCTCCGCAGTGGTACCTCCTCGGGAGAACCTCGGACCGGTTGCAGCCTTGGCCGCAGATGACTACTACGGTATTGTCGCCTGGCGAGCTTACATGTCTTCCACTGGCCTAAATGACCAGCTGCGAGCTCCGAAGTGGACGTCGCTGCTCACCCAATGCGGTGAAGTTTACTCTTTCGGGCGGTATCTCGTTCAAACCTCCACTACCAGTGACAGCCTGTGCGTCGTGCCGAAGGGCATGGTGCACGAGGTTGCAGCCCAGATCGTGGGTGAAAACCGTAGTGACCCTCGCACCTTGGAGAAAGCCATCAGCAAAGCTGTGGCGCGGGTGCGCCTCATCGACTATGATGTCGCGTGGGGACCAAAGCCAGCGTATCTAACCATCTGGGTGGCCGTGCTTGCCATGGTCGAGAATCTAGATGCTGAGACGAGGGCATTGGCTTCCCTACAAACCGTTCACGCCGAGCGGATCGCGGTACACTCAAGTGTCCTGGAAAGGACCGGGGTGCCGATCTACTTCAAAGGCGTAACGGTGGACATGATACGACGTGGGGTGCAAGCCGCCATAGTAGTTGGCACCTCCGTAGTTGTGCGTGAGCTTCGCCGCTGGCAAGTGACCCAGTACTCTGGCCACGTCGTGGCGATTGGGTTGGCCGGCATACTAGCAGTCGAGTGGTTCCGTTGGCCCGCGTGGTTACCCGGTGTCAACCGAACCGTCTCGTCTTCATCAGTAGCTAGTGTGCTGCCCACTCCCGTCGCTGCCGACTTGGCCAGGCGGCTGGTACGCGCTTGTAAGGGTCTTTGGCGGGCCTTCCGCCCCTTTCCTACGCCACCTCAATATGTAGAGTATCACAGCGAGGCCCCCACGTTTGTGGACGTGTGCTACGACTGTGTTCAGCCCTCTACTACTGAGCAGTTGCAGGAAGGTGCTACAATCATCACCCCTATCGACTCCCAGACCCGCTGTGTCCCGCGACACGGCTGCTCTCTGTACGGCGTCGGCGTAGCAATACGCCGGCCCAGCGTCCCTCGTGGTTGTGTTCACAATGACCGCGTAGCTGTTGAGAAGCGCTGCCTTACCCCCTCACTCGGAGACGAGGAGACGCGAAAGGCCGCCTTCAACGAGCTATACGACTATGTGAGGCGCCACAAGGTTTCGCTGTTCGGGCGCAAACGCGTCCGCCCGTACACGTTTGAG